GTACGCCTTCAGATGCGATTTCGTCGTTGAATCTGGCCAAATCATCTAACATCTCCAATGCTGTTTTAACTGCGTGCTTAGCATGGTCGGCATCATCGAGTGGTGCATTCCAAAATGCCATCTGTGCATCGCCGATATATTTGTCTAGTGTTCCATTATTCTCAAGGATCTTAGCAGTCATAGCCGTCATATAACGGTTCATGATCTTAGTTAGTCCCTGAACGTCGCTTCCGTAATGCTCGCTAATAGTAGTAAACCCACGAACATCAGTAAACATGATTGATAACTCTCTAGTATCTCCACCAAGTTGCAATAACTCCGGGTTTTTCTGGAGCTTCTCTACCAAAGCTGGTGAGAGATAAGTCCCAAATTGCTTCTTTATCTGTTGTTTAAGTCTAAATTCTCTTGCAAAATTATTAAATAGTATGTGTCCATAAACAAAAGAACCAGCAAGTAATATGTAACTAGGATTCCACAGTTCTAAGCTATACTTAAATAAATAATATGAACCATAACTTATTATAGTAACAAAAAGAACATAAAATGGAACAGTCCATAACACAGACAGTCGTGGTACTAGGACAAGCATTATCAGTAATATTCCTGCTAATAGTAGTCCTTCTGTTATTTGCGCATGAGAAGCGCGTGAAATAGATGTACCATCTATAAGAGTTTGTAGAGCGCTCGCTTGTATATCATGAGCCCACTTCTCTCCGACTGGTGTAGCTATTATACCACCAACACCCTCAATTGAAATGCCTAATACTACTATTTTGCCTTCAACACGATTATCAATCTCTGTAGCTTCTATTCTTTCGAACTTTGTGTTCCATGTCGCCCAGATTCTTCCTCTTTCATCAGTCTGTATCGGCGCGAAAGCAGGTACACGGACGAACTCTGGTCCGATCTCACTTGTTTTAATTTGGTAACTAGGATCGCCAGCGGCGACTCTAATCGTTTCCAAAGGTACAGAAGGGTAGAGACCCCCAGCAATATTGACAAGTAGAGGGATACGACGAACCACACCATCCACTTCACTAACGGTGGCGACCACTCCAACACCTCCGGCCACTTCGGCATGCTCACGTAAAGGACGTATGCCGCCCCTCCAACGAAAAACATAATCGACAGGGTTAACAGGACCGATAGAAGCAAACCCACGACGTACTGCATCAGGTGGTACATCTTGAGTAGTAGGAGTTTGAGCGATGACAACACCGTCCAAAGATTTTGTAAGTTCATTATCTCCTCCTGCTCTATCTTTTTCAGAGAAAAGTATTGGCATAACTATTACAGCAGCGCCATTTTCTTTCAACTTTTTTATTGTTTTTGCTATATCTCTACGATCAAAAGGCCACTGACCAAATTGCTTAACTGATTTTTCACCAAAATCAACAATTACTATCTCTTCAGATTTTTTATCTTCTAATGTGTTGATTAAGTAATCAAATGTTTTTAATTGTAGTACTTGTGCAGGGTTAGGATTATAAGCATATACGGCCAATAGCATTATCGCTGAGATAACAACTGCCCATACGCTGGTTAATATTTTTCCTAAGGTTTCCATGTTCAATATTGATTAATAATATAAGGATTAGCTGCACAATTGCTAGTGCAATGAATATCGATTGATATAGACTTATTGGTATTACCGGATTGCGTGATGTTGATGGGGATGTTATCGCCAGTACTATTAATAGTAGCAGTGTGATAACCAGTACCAGATTGATTAATAATAACATTATTAAAGTTTCCTGTTAAATTCACGGTAGCATTATTCATGACGGGTGATGGTACCGTCTGAGAAAACACTGATGAAGTCATGAATAAGAGTGCTAATAATATCTTCATTCTGATTGCTTTATGTTAATTACGGTAGTACCCGTATTGTTTATGATTTGTTTAACTTCAAGGCCTTCTTGTGTTATTTTAAGAGTGCCAGATCTATACTGTGACATAGTGAGTTCAGCATAGCTATTTACTGTTTCTCTGTAAAGAGTTAGCATCTCATTCTCAACAAAAAACTTTAATCCACTTGTAGGATTAAACTTAGGTAATAAAGCATTAAACTCAGCTAACTCATCTGATAAGAGCTGTGAAGAAGCTACATCTAAGAAATTATAAAGATAATCTGTTCCTAAGAAATCTTTATCTAATTTATTAAATTCTTTTAGAAAGTCTCTATCAAGTTCAGTAAACTTAAGATGATCTTTACCTAAAAAATCTTCATCTAAAAAGTTGAATCCTCTTCTTTCTAAAACTCTTTCGCTGTTTTCTGAAATTTTAGGCGGTGTAACAATAATAAGATTATTAATCTGATTAAGATCAAGATTTAATATTGCAGATGGTGATGGTCTCGTAAATCCAGTATCAACTGTAGTAGATTCAAAAGGTTTAGTTAGTAAAACTGTTCCCATAGCAGAAGATACTATAATTTTACCAGTCACACAGTCTTTTTGTATATCTTTCCAACCTTCAGGACATGAAGGCAACAATATGATCTGTGATCTTCCCAATTCATCAACTGTGCTTGAAAAGTCAGTACCTCTAACGCCAATAGTTGCAGTTGGTGTTGTAACTACAACCTGTTGTGGGTCATTTTTTGCTATCTGACCAGATGCATACTTGATTGTACCAAGAGCCATCTTGATACCAAGTTTACCGGTTTTCTTTTCACCATCATAAACAAAGTTATCAATTACTAGTTTACTATGTTCAGTTATTTGGACTCGTGTATCATCTTTAAAAGTTATCCCAGCCTTTGCATTAGCTGTAGTGATGATATCTTGCATCTCTACACCAAACTGCAAAGCGCTGGGTATAACAGTCGACTGTCTTTTTATCTCTGTAGGTCCAGATTGTTCTGTTACTTCACCAACCGCAGCATTAGTTGTGGTTGGACTTAATAGTAACGGCGTTGCTAGAACCAGTAATAGTTGTAACGATCTTAGAATCAACTGCTCCACCCTGTCTAAAGTCAATGGTATTTAAAGCACCATTTATTGTTAAATCAACTTCATGACCAACAGTTGAAGCAGTACCAGCCTGCACAACATCAACTATGTTACCACTACCACCAGAGATATCAACTGTGTTCTTAGTACCAGCAACTGCCGTTGAAGTACTTGTAACATTTACTTGGTTATTATCTGATTGAATCGTAACAGTTGTATTAGTTAATGTATCTGTAGATTGTGTTACTTGGTTACCATCGCCCGTAATTGTTTTAGTTATAGTTGATGGTCCGCAAGATCCGCCATTAGCACCACACTCTAAGTTTAGTATGTTTGAACTACCATTAATAATAGAAGATATAGTGGCACCATCACCACTAACAGTCATATTAGTTACGTTGTTGTTTCCAATTTGTTCAATTGTCACTGTGTTATTGTCACCAGTAAAAGTTGACTTAACACCTGATGTACCAATTGCGTTTCCTGCACCCGTTTGTGTGATGTTTATTGTAGAACCATCACCTATCTGGTCCATATAGATTAAGTTTGCCGCATTTACATAACCAGACATAACCAAGAATGATATAAATGTCATCATTCTTGTGAGTTTTTTCATTTCTTATTTTCCTTTTTTCCCTGTTTCTTTATACTTCCATAATTTCTTCTGAGCACCTTGCTTTATTATATCAACTACTGCAGTTTCAATAGCTAGTCTTACTGCATAAGTAGTTGGCTCATTTATAGAAGTTCCAGCTTCTAACTCAACAGATCTTGTACCAGCATCAACAAACTTAAATATATTAGCACTTACACCAGTACTATAAATTGTTTTAGTTACACCACTTGATATTAATATCTCACCAGTGCTTATTGATATAAGTCTTAGCATCACAGTTACTTCATCTTTACGATACTCTTGTTGAGCACCAAGACCAAGATAACGAGCACCTATTCCACCAGTTGCAATATTACTATCATAACCAACTATACCACCCTCTATCATTATACCTGCAACAATAAGGGGTGTTAATGGTTTAGCTTCTTCTTTTTCATAAACTTCACGTTGACTTCTGATGAGTTGTCTTTCTTTTACAAGATTATCAAGACTAACTCTTTCAATAGGCTTAAAGAATTTACCCTTTGAAGCATCCTGTAAAGCTTTTATTAAAATAACTTCTCCACCCTGTGTAACAGCTGAACTCAAACTAGCATAATTGCTAGATGGTTTTCTCTGTCCACTCATATCAGAAAATTTATATACAGCTACTGGTATAGGATCACTACTAACAGCAGGCATATTTATGAGTTCGTTGAATCTTTTTGTAGTAATTACTTCTGCCTTATCTACTTGGCTTTCTAGATCTCTACTAGATGTAATCTTACTACCTGTACAACCGACTAATGCCAAAGCACAAACCATTAAAAATGCATACTTTACCATGCTAAACTCCCGTATGGTACTACTACCTGCGTAACACTACCACCGGGATCAGTAATTCTTAATGTTATAGTACTTCCATCAGATGACCATTGTAAATTATTCCCACCAATGTCGAAAGATCCTGTAGTTGCTCCGCCTTCTTTGAATAACTCAGCAGCGATATTTTGTGATATCGTTGCGTAGATTCTACTTTCAAGATTATTTAAGAACTTAGCCAAGTTAGTATTCTTGGCATCAGCTGCAGCTTTGGCTGCTTCCGTTTTCTTGTCTTCTATTATCTTCTGCTTCCTTGTTTGTTCAAGGTTATCAATAGTTAAGACATGAGACGAATAGCCGACACCAGAAAAAGATGGGTTTTTAAACCCAAAACTCAGTTCACTTGCATAAGAAGCAGAAGAAAATAAGCATATTAGTAACGCTATCTTCTTCATAACTTACTCCTGTTACAAGCTATTTATAATCCCGCATCTCTTTCATATGCTTCTGGAGATCAGGGTCACCATCTAATATTGGTTCCATAATGGGTTCAACTGGATATTTTACATATTTGTGAAATAGTTTGCGAGCAGTCTCTTCATCTTTGGCTTTTGGAACACACATGCCACAACCACAAAGATCATGAGGGCATGTAATAAGTGGGATCTCTAGGTTGCCATACAAATAACCCTTAACCTTATCAATGATCTTAGGAAACTCACTAACCTTTCCAATAGGTTCTTCGACACTGTTAAGACTTGTTCTACATGTTTGGTGATGGAATACTATATCCTTCTCTTGTTCAATATGTAAGAAGAACCAGTTAATCATACACTTCCAGCCTTGGAAGTTAGTGTTCTTGGCAAACCTAATCTCATCCCACTGATCTTTTTCTGAATGAACAGTTTGGCATGATAGGTCTCTACCACCACAACACATCCTTCCAATTGATCGACCTACTACTTTGCCCTCTTCGAACTTAGACTTCATAAGAGTTTCAACTGGCTTAACAATATTGAGTGGATCTTCATAGTTCTTACGAGCTTCTCTGATCTTTTCTAACTTAGCATTAAAATCAAAGTTAGCATTTTCAATACTCTTCTTTGCAGGAGCATTGACGTTATCGACAAGGGTGTAAGTCTTCTTAGGTTTACCTTGCATAGAGACTTCAGCAACCTTCTGCTGCTTAGTTTCAATCTTCTTAATTTCTTTCTGGACTTCAATAGGTTCTTTAGAAAGAAACTCTTCGACGGATTCAACTTCTACTTCTTTAGACTTAAGCAGTCTATCAAAGAAACCTTGAACTGAATCTTCTACACTAAGATCGTTAGTTTTAATATTAGAGAAAGCATGATCGGTAAGTTCAAGATTCTTCTTGTTCCAATACATCATGATGTATGCAGCCTGTTCATGCGTATAAGCATGAATCTTGCTTCGTGTAATAACTTTCTGCTTCTTACGATCTACTTCTTGCTTCTTCTGCTCCTCGAGCCTCTCACCAATAATTCTTGGGATAAAACTAATCTTTCTTGGAGCAAGAACATTTTCCATGAGATCAACACACTCATTAAAGTACTGTTCGTTCTCATGCATCATTACGTTTACTTTGAAACGCTGACCAATATCTTGGAGATTAAGAATATTCTTAACAACCTTTTCCTTTAAGGTTGGATGTGCTTCAGTATGATAACTTACTGTAATCATATTAAACAGTTTAAGAATCTTCTCACCTGTATCCAGCGGCCAAGTAGCGTTGGTAGTCATGCTAAGACGATACTTTTTAGGATAAGTTTCGTGAATCCACTTTACAAAATCAAAGAAATAAGGATTCACGGTAGGTTCACCACCAGTAAAACTAATAGTTACCATAAAATCAACTTTATGAAAAGACTTATACACCGAGTAATACTCATCGATGTATTTCATAGTCTTTTTAAGTTCTTCTATCTCAGCATGGGGTGACCATGAGTTATGCATGTATAAAGTGCAGTAAGTACAGTCGTAGTTACACCTACGACCGATATCCCACACAATCATCATGTTATAGCCAGACTTTTCGTTATAGTCAATAGCCGTTAACAGTTGTTCATCCATATTATCGTTCCGATACTTCTATTTCAGAATATGATTCATGGAAAATATCTTTATCGCAGAAATAAAACTCTCCGCGAATACCCTTACAAAGATAATCTCCAATCTTTCCTGTCATTGTTCCTTCTAGTGTCCATACCATCATGCCAGACGGTGTACCATCAGGTCTTTTGACAACTGTAGCATTTGACCATTCAGTCAACTCTGAAGTATTATCTAGTGTAAGTTGTCTTGCTTCAATCGGAATAGGCTTCTTCAAATAAAACGGCATGTTAAACTCCTAGATCCAACGCATCCTTAAGTGAAGGAAACACTTCTGTAATTTGATACCAAGCATCAAGAGCAATCAGTCGGTGTTCTTTCTGTGTCTCAATACCAGAACGAATCTGACAATAATGAATCCACGAACGAAGCGATCCATTCATATAAAGACGCGTTGATGTAAGACCTTCAGGAAGAACTGCACGTGCCTGTTCCTTAGCGATGCCGTTTTCAATGGCCCAAGAATATGCTTCATTAGCTTTGTTCTGCAACTCTATTTGCAACCACTCCCAGTTTTTGGCTAACTGCTCATCATTAGTTTCAATACTGTTCTGGCGATTCTTCTGATCCTGAAGACGAGCTTCGCGACTAACAAACCCAAGATCCTTAGTCGGATCTGCATAACGCTGACTGAACTCTTGGAATGAGAATGAACGATGCCGCACGATCTGGTGAGCAATATCACGTGTCGTGTTAATTTCCATAACAATATTCACCATCTCAAAAGGAGACCAATGTTTATGCTTTGCAAGATAGCGAAGAAGCTTATCAGCAGTTAAACTATTATTTTGATTAGATGGATTTGAAACTCTAGCAACATAAGCAATAAACTCATTGGCAGTCATATGACCATCTTTAGTATCAATCCATGGGTCAGTTACAGCAATAATCTTAGCGGTGTTCATACTTTACTCCATTTTGTCAGTGCCAACTTGGCAGCCAAATCACGATAGGTGTTCTGTCTTATTATATATTCAATAAATTCAGATGACATGCCTGCAAGGATCATATCATTAATATCTTTATGCTCTAAGTTTTCAGGCCATATGCATACTCTGTATCCTTGCATGATTGCTTTGTCGATCTTCTTAACTGTTTCTTTTGATCGTGGTTCATTATCATAGACAATGACCAATTTATCCTTATCAAACGTACGAAGAGCCGAGACTAAGTCACCTCCTGCAGTAGCGATAGAATTAGAAACAAACATGCTGTCGATAGGACCCTCAAACACATAGACGTCTTTATCGAATTTAGCACGGTCAAGCCCGTAAACTTTTGGTATACTATCATCTAGAATAATAGTAATATACTTAACGTTTGAGCTGCCTAACGCTCTACCTTGGTACGCATGTACATTCTTGTTTGCATCGATAAAAGGAATGAGAAGACGAGTCTCATCCCTCGCCATAGAATCTTCATCAAACTTATCAGGCACTAGATTATTAGTAAAGCGCTTAAAATTAGGACAGGAAAAAAGTACTGCGTGGAAAGGATTAGGGATTCTGCGGCTCTCAACAAATTTCTTCACCCTATGATCATGAGATAACTGTGAAACTTTCTTTAAACCCTTAAGCGGACCCATCTTAACGAAGACAGGCTTCTTCATCTTATCAACGAATGTTTCTAACTCAACCTGCTGTTCTGTCTTGTTGCCGGCAAGGTTTTCCATCTTGTACTCAGAGAACAACTGAGCATCAATCTTCTTAAGGAAGACAGGAAAGTCTGAGTGAGCATTACAGTTGAAGCAATGAAACTTATATTTACCCGATTCTTGATAGATCCAACCCCTACTCTTTGATCTACTACGAGCGGAGTCACCACAAAGTGGACAACGGAAGTTATATCCATTGTTTCTCTGCTTAAAGCGTTCTAATCTAAATGCTATAAGATTGATATATTTTTGGTCTAACCAATACGTAGCTTGCATTACAATATCCATTATTAGTGTGCATGGATAAGATTATAACCAGATTATCCGGCTAAGTAAATGCTTATTTTAATATACGTATGATTTTGTCACCGTGTGTGATTATAAAAGTAATCACGGTGAATCCACCAATATACATCCAGATATACTTTTCAAGAGAAGCAATCTTATGTGTAAGTATTTGGTGTTGCTTAGTAGATTCATCTCTAAGCTTGTGAATTTCTTCTATGATATTCTTGTCTTCACTTCTCATCGTATCATATACATCTTTCAATTTAATATCTGATTCTTCGCGACGGCGCTCAAGTATCTCTTCGATTGAAGTCACGTGTTTTTCTGAGCTTTGTATTCTTTGCTCATGTACAGCTAGCATCTTTGTTAGATCTATCTGCACATCTGCTAGTTTTTCAAGTGTTTGCTCGATCCTATCGAGTCTTCTTTCCTCTGTCATTTTACTCTCTACGAGTAGTCATGTAATCATGGACAGTGGTAACATAATCTTCTGCTGTAGTAATCTTACTCTGAACCCATGCTTCGAGTTCCATATCATCTGTCATCATCTCAGCTAAAGCTGCAGCTCTTTTTGCTATTATTTGTAACTGAGCTCTGGCCATTTGACCTTCATAATCTTTTTCTTCTTTAACTTTAAATAATTTAGAAGCAGGATTACTATCAGGAATATCATTAACATTTGGTAATTTTAATTTACCATCAGCATTTCTTTTCTGTAAAGCAAATGATTTTAAATTATTAGCAATGCTATTGATTTTTTCAATATCATCATTTTCTTCTAATTCTTTTCTTTTTAAGATTGTTTTAAGCTTTTTCTTCTTAACCCATGTAGCCGGATCGTCACCTGTACCAACTACACCTGTCCCGGTTACGTTTGCTGCTACTGATGAATCTTCTTTAATCTTGCCAGCTGATGATTTTAACCAAGCTTTTTTGACAGCTTTATCAAGTGTTTTCTGAGCTGCAGAAGTCTTTGAAGGCTTTCCTTCTAAAGTTCTGGCCTTATTAACTTTACCAACTAACTCTGCAGAAATCTCGTTTATCATCAGATTTTCCTTAATGCTTCTACAATTTTATTATCCATAGGGATAAGATCTGTATTAATTATTTTTTCTTCACCAACATTATATAGTCTACTTGGTAACATATTTAAAAGAATCATGAATGGCTTTAAATATTTTAACTGATCTCTCATCTTTAGAAAGATTATCTTACATGCTATATCTGGGCCAAAAACATTAGCTAATATTATTAAATGGTTTAGTATCAGTCTTTCTTTTAATTCACTGGTCTCTTCATAACGAGTTATTAGTTTTTTTATATACTTTATTCTTTGTAAATCTTCTATAAACTCTTCAGTACTATGACATTGTTTATCATAATGCCTCGCACAAAATACAAAGAAATTATCATCAGTTATTTTTTCAATATTCATTATCATTAAATTTTAAAATGTACTTAGTGCAACTCTCTTGATATTATTATTAGATGTGGCTACATATAAGTATGAGTTATCAAAAAATAAAGTACCGGCTTTTACTGTAAGCGCGGTACTATTTGCCGGAGTCGTTTGTTGTATGACAACATTGGCAGCAGAGTTGCCAAGAAGATCTGCAACTTTGATAGTTCTTGTTGAAGGAGTTCCTGATGGATCCTTCAATATAACTATCCTGTCATTTGCTACTGCATTATTAGATGTAGGTAGCTCTGAAGTCTTCTTGGCATTATCTGTCATGTTAAATCACTATTAAGTTGTAATTGTCAATACAGCGTTTGAAGATACCTTGTTGTCTGCGCCTGTAGCAGAAACTGTAACCTTGAAGCTTGTATTTGTTGTTACTACGCCCGAGTTTACAACTAGGTTTGCAGCTGTTGTTACACCAACGTTTGCACCTGCGCCGAGTGAATCGCCGTTTGCATATGTCCACTGGTATGATAATGTTGCGCCAGCAGGAACTGATGCAGCAACAACTCTAAATGTTGCTTGTTGAGCAGCAGTTGTGTTAGCTGTGTTACCAGAAGGCTGTGTTGTAATAGTGATTGCATAGTCAGGGAATGCAGTATCTTCTGCGTCAGCTGACATTGAACCCATAGCTACAAGAACTTCGTGCTGGATACGACCTGCACGACCACCAGAACCTTCAATACGATTTACCCAACCAGCATGTGCTGCTCTATTTTCGCCGTTCTGACGTGTTGCTCTCATTTCTGATGCATCAACACCATACTGACCAACAGTAATACCTGTAATGAGAGCATCTGCAGTTGTGTTACCAAAGAATGCGTTTCTATTTGCAGCGTTTGCTACTACTTTATAACCGCTAACGCCCCAAAGAACTGAATTTGCTGCGCTATCGTCGTTTTTCCATTGTGACATTTAGATATCCTCCTAAAATGTTTTTATTATTTATTATTCTTCTATAATCATCATGTCTAAGAGATACTGTGACTTCTTACCAATCTTCTTTTCTTTACCATTAACAACAAGAACCGGATCAGAAGGATTTCTTCTCTGGACGATAGCACGTTCACGTAACGGTCTATTCACGGTTTCAACAAGAGTTTCTTCCTGTTGATTGTTTGAAGTCTGTTGATTAACAACTATAAGAGGCATTAGCCACCAATCTCTCTTCTAAATGCTTTTTCATGTGCATCTTTTTCTGCTGGTGTTCTCTTTGAATGATAAGAACCTAGAAAATCTTGCGCTTTTCTATGTGGAATCTTTACTTTCTTGTCACCAACACTAACTTCGATATGACCAGTGATAGATGGTTTTGCGTCTCTGATCTGAGCAGCAAGGTTTGCTTCTCTAATTTCATCTTTAGTTGGTTCATAAGAATCTTGAACTTGTGTAGGCGATGGAGCACCAACTCTTGGTTCAACTCTTCCATATGTTCTATAAGCAATATTTGGACCACATGTTTTACACTTAGGTTGTGGTGTAGTTGCTGGCGGAGGAGTTATCGGCACAGGCATAGGTGCTGGTGGTACCGGCGGAGGAGTGATAGGTGGAGTTGGGATTCTTGGTGGAATACTTGTAGGCGTATCAGTACGAGTGTCAGTACGCGTATCAGTTTCAGGCTTTCTTTTAGCCAATGGATCTTCTGGTTGTGTTAAATCCGGAGGCATCGTATCTGGTAAACGAGACATTGGATTTCTTAAGCCTTTTTGATCTAGCTTAGGAGTTCTATTTTTCGGAATAGTTGGAGTAGGTGTTTGATCAATAGTTACGCCTGGCTTTTTAAGTGAATCAGGTGTAGCTGGCACACCACCCTTACGAGTTGGTGGAATAATTTCTATATCATCTGGTCCAAATGTCTTATCTGGCTCTCTTGTTCTTGTTTTTGGTGGTTCTTTTGTAACTGAAGGAAGCTTGTTCTTGCCTGTTACTTTAGGACGTGTCAGATGACGATTTCTTAATGCGGGTGGCTGTCCCTTCGGAGTAGCAAAAATATCTGGAGCTTTTGTTGGCTCTTTAAATGTTGTTGATGGTCCAGATGGCTCAGCAGCTCTTGGTGAAGTTGCTTGAGGTCTTGCCGGCGGCATGATATCAATATCGTCGGGACCAAAAGTTTTATCTGGACCTTTCTTAGGTGCTGGTGCTGGTGTTTCTGGTGCACGAGGAGCTGAAGGCGTTTCTGGAGCACGTGCTGAAGGAGGTGCAGCTGGTTCTGATGCTTTAGGAGCTGGCAACTGTTTTGGCGCTGCTGGTGCAGGTAGTTGAGCAGGAGCTGATGGCGCAGGAGGTGTTACATCATCTGCTTTTTTTGCTCCGCCTCTAAACAGATTTCTTAAAAAAGTACCTTTACTTTCTTCAATATCTTTGGATATTACTTCAAGATTTTGTAGCTCTTCATCAGAAAATACAACTTCTTCTTTAGCATTAATTTTTTTCTTTTCTGTCGGAGCAGCTTTAGGTGATTCAGGTGTATCTGGAGTAGTTGCCTGTGGAACTTCATCTTCAGGCTTTGATTGTTGCATTGCCTGAGTATAAGGATCTTTTCCAGTAGCAAGTGCAGTTACGTCATGTACACCTTGTAGGCCTAACAACGCATTATTTTTTGCACCATTTCCTTTAATCTTATCAATAAAATCTGTAGCTCTATCTCTTACATTTTTAAATGCATCACCTGCTAAACCCTTATTCAACGTGTCTTTTTGACGTTGAAACATGTCCATTGGTTTTGCAAATTTATCTGGTGATGGTAACTGCGGGAATGATGGTGGCTTTGGAAGTTGCTTCATAGCTCCTGAACCAAAACTTCTAAGTGCACCAGCAATAGCTCCAAGCGGTATAGCTTCGTTTACATCTTTAGAAATAGCTTCAAGCTTTGCAATTTCTTCATCAGAAAATACAACTTCCTCTTTAGCAACCTTTTTCTTGTCTTTTAAAGCTTTCTTCATTGATTCTTTTTCATTGCCATCTTTATCGAAGTCAAGATAATCTGGCTTAGCTTCTTCTTTTACACTCTTATGCACCATTGAATACGTGTGCTTTTCAGAGTTATCGCCGAAGATACCGCTTGGGCCCTTCTTAATCTTCTCTACTTCATAACCACGAGCTTTATATTGCTCAGCTTTTTTTGCAGTGTGTGAAGGAGATCCGGTAAACACGACTCTAGGTTCTTTAGGTGTACCAGAATAACCTTCAGTATTTAAGTTAGAAGGACGCTTTGGTGGAAGAGGAGGAACAGGCTTTTTTTCTTCCGGTTTCTTTTGTTCAGGCTTCTTTGGTTCTGGCTTAAATTTAATCTCATTAGGATTGCTAGGTGAGCTAGGATGACGAGGCGCAGCAAAGTCAGGATCAGAAGATGTAGGCGGAGCTTCTTTAAGAGTCTTGGCTCTTAGCTTCTTAAAGTCATCTGCGTCAATCTTTCCATTCTTATTAGCATCAATCTTATGTTGCTTGCCAACAAGTTCTTCTTCCTGATCCATTCTTGGCTTATAATCAGGATTTATTTCAACCTTTGTGGGTTGTTTAGCAATTGTTTTAGCAGCTTCTACTACCGAATCAGGTATTCCTAAGTCTTTATTTTTTAGCATTTCTGGAGCCTCGTCTATAATTTTCTTTTGAATCTGTTGTTGTTTGTGATGAACCTGTTTCGGATCTTTAGTCCATGGTCGACCGACTATATCTTTAATCTTATTCTCTAAAGTTCTATAGTCAGCCATATTTTTAAACCTTTATGATTGAACGAAGCATCCAGCCGTGCTTCTCGTGTGCTTCAATGCGATCCTGAATAATATTTGAGATACCATACTTCTTAGCTTCTTCGGCTAGTTCATAAGCTTTTGTTAATGTATCAAGAACTTTTTCGTTATCATCTTTAAGTCTTGTCATCATCGATATAGCGCTTGGTATAGTTGTCTCATCTTGAATAGATGTTAGTTCTTTAAATCTTGAAAAAGAACCAGGAACATATATGTCAAGTGTACGAATGCCTTCGGCTATTGTATCAACAGCTGCAAAGACTTCTTCGTAGAGATCTTTTAAAAACGAATGGTGTTGAGAGAAGTCAACTCCCTCAACATTCCAGTGAAAATAATGTGCTTTTAGATAGAAAGCAAAAGTATCAGCTTGTGCTTCCTTTAAAGCCTGTTCTAACTCATCCATTCTTCTTTGCCCTTGGCTTCTTTACCTTTTCGGCTACCTTAGTTGCGACAGCCTTAGTCTTTCTTGTTGTCTTCTTAACTACTTCAACTGCGTCAGCAACATCAACCTTGCCATCCTGGTTTACATCTGCAGCCTTAGTAACAGCAGCAACCGCATCAGCAGAATCTACCTTACCGTCGTTGTTAACATCAGCCTTTGGCAACATAAACTTGTAGAGAGCCCAAATCGCAACAGCACCAACAATAATAGTCCAAACAATAGTATTATCCATTTTATTTTCTCCTTAGTAGAATATTAAATATTTATCTTGAAATTTCTTCCCAATCCAGCGAAGCATAGATATCGGCTGTCGCGAGATCAGAAGCAGCAATTAATGTCAATTCATATGGGCTTGACGTTAACCCGTCTCTTTCTAACTGAAACTTAAATAGAGCTTCTTTTAGAATATCTACTGGTGTAGATCCCTGTGCAGAACCGTTTGTCCAACCAGAAGCTAAGATTCTTCCTCCGGCAAAACTTGTCCCTGTAATGTTATATTCAACAGCAGAGTCTGTTCCTGCACTTGTCCATGTCCCACCTGTTGTTGTTCCGGAAGCTACAACTCGCCAATTATAATTAGCGTTGTTTGTTATACCTAATAGAGAAATGGCTGTAAGAATTACAACAGCATCAAGTCTATCAGGTGAAGCTTTTAATCTAAGAGATATGATCGGATAGTATGTATTAACTATCGTTAAATCTCTTGGTGCACCAATAGCTGTTCCAACAGCTTGTTGTACACCTCTTAATTCATAACCGCCCTCTGAGATAACAGAAGAACATACTTGTTTTAAAGTACTATTGCTTGCTGTAGTTCCTGTATTCTTGATCTCATATCTTAATGGTAGAGAAGCTGTAGTCATGTATGTTGTTTCAATTGCATTCGCATGATGAAACGAATGACAATGAATAAGCTGTCCATCGATAACAAAGCCACAGCGAACAGTGCCGAGACCAAGCCACTCAATATCCGTAAACATGATCTGTGCTTTTGATAGATCAAGAGTTTTCTGTGATGGGCTTGATGCAACTGCGCCAAGCAATGTGTCCATATTCCAATTAGCTTGACTTATACGGTTTTCAACTAGTGTTCCGGATGAAAATGTTCTCTCTACAAAAGAGATACTAGTACCATTTGCTTCTAGGAATATACCATTGTTTGAACCAAAATAACCAACACGCTGTCTTAAATTTGCTTTTGGAGTAGAAAAAACAAATGTGTTTAAATTTTGTAATGATTTACCTGGCTGATAAGAAAATACTTTTGTTGTTTCTCTAATAATCTCAGCGTTAGCTGTAGTCGGTAGATTTAATTCAACTAATCCTGCATTAGCATTGTGCGAATAAGTAGTACCTGCAGTATTGGAAGTTGTCCATAACCCATTATCTCTGTATCTATGGGATGAATCAAATAGAGTTAACGGTGATGATACTCTTGCACGGCCAAACGCATCGACTGCCATTCCTGTTGGATTTGCACCACCGACAGCGTTACCATATTGATCAGCCAACATGACCGTTTCAAATATAGTCTTACCATCATCTAAAAAACGGTGCGTGTCTTTTCTAAACTGTGCCATATCAACAATTCCACTTTCTTAATGCTTTGTTGATGCGTGAATCTGGATCGTTTGCAGTCTTAGCAGAGGTCAAACGTTTCTTCATTCCACCCATACGAGCACAGAATGACTTACGACGATTCGCTGCTTTACTTCCCTTCTTAAGCTTAGAAGGTTTTGTAGTTACTGGAGCTTTTAAGTTACTTCCAGTTGTTCTGTTGTAGTAGTCTCGACCCTTCTGTGTTAAACCACCAGATGGACTCTTATGACCCTTCTTGTCTTCTTCTACTTCATTACGACCACAAGAACACTGACCATTGCATTCTTGTATATCTTCTTCTTTTACTTCTTTTTTATCTTTATCAACTATCTGCTTATACTTTTTATTTAAATCATCGAGAGCTTTTGCATGGGCATCAATCCTAGCGCCAATTCCTGGCTTAGCTTTTTCAATCTTATCCCAAGGAGACTTATAACCCTTGCCATACTTTTCTTCGATGTTTTCTTCTTTCACATCACCTGCTGTAGAAGTTCCAGCTGCTAAACCAGCCGCAGCACCCCTAGCTGGACCAATTTTTCTTATGACTTTTCCTACACCCTTTGCAATAGGACCACCAAATACTTGTGCAACACCTATACCGGCATCTATAGCTGCATCGCCATATTCACCTTTTTTTACATTATCATAGGCATCTTTAGCAGAAAAAGCAGCACCAAGTGGTGTCCAATCTAAAACATCTCTAGCAAGAGATGATTTTTCTGGAGTTGGAGGATTTGGATTTACGCTTTGGCCGCCAGCCATTTTACGACCAACTTGTTTTGCTGCGGCTGCTCTATCTGCAGAATCAGCCGGATGTGCTCCAAAATTTTCTTTTACAGGAACACAATTAGGAACTTTACGACCATTCTTCATCTTCATCCCTACAGCAGTATAACCTTTCCAACAAGCGTTCTTTAAGTCGCCAGTTGGTTCTTTTACACCTTCAAGGATTTCTCTAAGTTTCTTGGCCATTTTAAATTCCTTTTTTGAATTTATAAGTATTTATAAATTAATCGGTCTGAGGCTTTTTCAAAGAATCTTTAACGTGGTTAAAGAGTTCTTTAGCATGTTCTGGGTTTACATGTGAAGGTATACCCTTTTTAAACTCTTTAAACTTATTATTACGAGCATGATCTCTCATCTTAGAAGCTGACATGCCTTCTGCGCCCTCAGCATCAGGATCTCTTGCGCCTGCTGATACCACATCGATCTTATGAAAGCTAAATGGTATAGTACCAGATTTATTTGGCTTACCATTGTATCGATTTAGAAGATCTTTATATTCTTGAACTCTATCTTCTCCAGCAACCATGATAAGATGATCATGACCAGCTTTATTCAATCTCTGCGCATGATGTATAAGTGTTGGTTCTGCTTTTGAAGCCATCTTTATATTAGTATCAGGAAAGAATCTTTTTGCATGCATTAACTTCTGTTCTGGAGTTAATGGATTTTTATCATTATCATGAGTAGCAGATAAAACTACTTCATGGTGAGCTTTATTCTTGTTTGCAAGTTCTTGCACTTTATTAACTAGAACTTCATGACCTGTAGTAGGCGGATTCATGCGACCAAATGAGAATACTACTGGATTTTTTGGTTTAATCTGTTCTTCTGTTATAAAGTTTTTAAACCGTTTCATCTTTTTTCTTCCCTGCAGATATCGCACCGTAACCAAGTAAGTTCATCTTAGAAAACTCTGATCTATTAACAAACTTGGCCATGTTACCTTTGTTATGAGCAACAAAACCTTCTGGACCTGTTTCTTGTCCAGCTATGCTATGTTCAAAATCTGTATTCTTTGACATAACATCTGTTAGTACGTTCTTTGCTTTTTGAAGATGCTGATGTAGTTCAAGTGCTTTATTGAAACTATCTTTGTTGCTTTGTATGTGTTCTAGTTTTTGTGCTAGAGCCTGTCTCTTTTTGTCTTTTCCGGCTTCTGTTTTTAGTTTATCTATCTCTTTAGTATGTTTATTAGATATATGATTTAGATAACCTTCGTGAGATGGTGTACCGTCTGTGCGAACCATATCATTGATGTGTGCCTCTAAGTCTACTTCATGGCCTTTGAGCGGCTCGAACGCATCGGGTTTCATTTTTGAATAAACTCTCTTAGCATTCTCGATATGATTTAGATACTCATTTTGTTTTTCAGGTGTATAGTGAGATGAATCGAACTTAACAGATGGGTTGATGTTATGCACATCTGGATGTTGAGAGAAGTTTTCGTGGTCAACATGTGGTGTTGCTTCCATGTCTTCTAAATTTCTACCCTTATACTTTGTATGTACAACTAAACCAAACTTAGCATTTCTAATTGCTTTACCGTGATGCGTATCGCGATCTATAGAGTATTTTACAGTGTTTGGCTGAAAATGAAACTTGCCTTTATCACTCTCAACGTCTTTCTTTGAATACATTACATCGCCTTGATACACACCATTTTTTGGTGCTACTTTTGGCAAGTGTTGTAAAGCATCTTTTAATTTTTGTACTAATCCTGGAGCGTGACCATGATTGTCTTCTATATCTTGATTAGTATAATTTATTTTTGGATTCTTATTAAATGCAGATTTAGAAGCTACAAAAAAACGACCATTCTTTGGATGATAACCAAATACTAATGATGGTGCACCATCATACTTTGTTGAGATATGTGTATTTGTGTTTTTACCAAGTAAAGACTTATGCACATCATCAAGCATTTGTGCTGCATTACCTACACCCTCATGACCATCATGTATAGAAAGATCTTCTACGTGTTTCAGATGTTTTAATTTCTTGCCAGAACCAGACTCTTCTGCTTCTTCTGTTATGAATGTTATAAAAGAATGCATTATTTTAGTTCCCAATTTTAAATATTTATCTTTAATTTATCAGTCAAAGATTGATTGTAATCTATAGAAGTAGTAGAAGCAACGCTGATAGATAATTGCATTCTTATAGTACCGGGTCTAGTTCCACCATAAGTTTTAAAACTTATTTCTTTAAGATTGAGTGTACTGAATATAGGAATTGTTGTTCCAGTTAATCTTTCAATAACACTTGCAAGAGCGCCCTGTTTATTTGTGTTAAAGATAGTAAACTTATTGCCATTTACTATAACAAAATAATCATCTTTATTCCAGTGAGATTTTAGAGTATTAGTTGCTTTATCAAGACTATCTGTAAATTTAAAATATCTTGTTGGCAAATTTCCACTCTTATTCTTTACACCAGGATCACCAGAATATCCAATAGAAGTATCACTCTGACGAAGATAATCAATATAAGCTTCTAATGTAGGGTAACCTTTAAAGGCCTGTATTAAGTCATTAACAAATGAAAGATCTTTAGAAGCTGAAGATTTTTTATCTTGTCTATATACTGTAATATCAAATGCATTTATCTGAGTTAAGCTGCTAGAGTTTTTAATTTCTGCATTTTCTGTTACGCCACCAATATTAAAAGAAACATCAGCAACCTGCGATCCAACTTTAGCAGTATTAACGTTAGTAGCACCAAACAACTTAACAAACTCTGCAAATTTATCTTGTGCACCACTGCCAGAGCTAACTCTTCCGGCCATATCGGGCTTAGTAGTATATTGATATTGCGTATTCTTGAAGTTAATTGATATAACGTACGGAAAGTTTTTAGATACTGTTCTAGATTCTTTTATTTCATATGATACCTTAAGATCGCTTAAAAATTGTTGTAATTTTTTAAAAGCTTCTTCTCTATTCTTATCAATACCTCTAATTGAATAAAGCTTTTTATTACCAGAACTTAATCTTGGCATATAATCAAACTTCACATTAGGATATACTTTTTTTAAATTTAAATAGAGAGGTTCGGTCATATCATGCCTTTTTATACATATTTATAATAAAAAAGGCGAGCCTTTCGACTCGCCTTCATATGCAACATGGACAGGCGGAACCCCACCGTTTATCCTGTCAATTCCATTCCTGATATATCAGCTTGCCACTTGTGCTGCAGCACAAACGTGTTGCATTGCCGCTCCATGAGAGCGGAACTGTTATTATTTATACAGTCGGAGCAACTTTCTCCTTAGGAATAGGAAATTTTTTTACCATAAACATTGGAGTCCAACCGTCAAATGCACCACCAAGGTTAAGATGCCTTAAGAACTTCCTAGCATCTTGATACAGTGGAAAAGTCTTCACTATTACATTAGTAGCAGTTTCTACTACATCAAAACACGTAGGAATATCCTTGCTATCAATAATCTTATAATTCATCATTTAAACCCCGCAAATGCTTCTTTGTTAAAAGTAAACTTTGACTTTGGTAGATTTCTTTCTGTATCTTCAGAGCCAAACTTAGAGTTATCAAATACTGACTTAGTCTTTGGACCATCCAGTAGATCTTCCTGTGCAGATTGCTCTACATCATAAAGCCGCATTTTACTGCGATCAATGCCAAGGAAAAACCTACGATTAGTCCCTGGATCATTATAGCGATTCTTGAGTTGCTTAACC